GCTATAGATTTTGTTATATCGCCTAATTGAACCATTTTAGCCCTCTTTTCCTCTCGCCCTTATACTTCTACCCTAAAGCCTTTAAAATGGATTTTAGGGCACTTCTGCGCTGTCACAGGGCTATTTTATCATGTTGCTGTTGAACTTAACGCGGCTGTACCCTTTGCACCCGGTACGTTTGTAGGAAAACCACACCCTTTTACCTTTGACCGTGCAAATGCCCGTCCACTTGTTCATGTTGGTACAGTTCCGACAGCATTTTTTGACTTCTACCATGTTCACCTCTTATCAGTGCTTTTATTTCTTCCGGCATTGCATCAATTTCAGTTCTTCGTTTCTGCATACTTTCAAAGCGCCGCTTAAAATTTGACTGTATGACCGTATCGATCTCGCTGCTTTCAAGCATTGCCCATTCTCTGAGCTGTCCGGGATCCCCGACAGCCTCTTGTACCTCTTTGGGGAATTTGTCAAATTCCTCGTGGCTATAGTAAAGCCCCCGGCGTATGGCGCTCCTGACCATCCGCCATGCCGTCACCTCTTCCATCGCCGCAAGCTGGCGCGGCTTTCTGACCATTGCGATAAGCTCCGACACGGAAGGCGCGAACGCCGAACCGCTGGACGTGACATACATCTTCAAGGCGGCTTCGACTGTTTTATAGTCATAATCCTCAAGGAACATATGCCACGCATTAACTACCATTGTCTTGTCCTCCGCTTTGAAGTTCGGATATGTTACGGCTATGACTGCAAGGATCTTCTTTGTTTCGTCTCTTGTCATGCGTCGCTCCAATCGTCAGATTTGCGCTTTTCTTCCCTGACTGCGTCAAGCACCCATTTTTTGATTGTCAGATAATCGTTTTTGGACTTGTAGCCTTTGCGCTCTTTGTATTCGTCAAGAAAACGGATAGCTTTCCCGGTTTCGATATCGCCGTAATCCTCACATAGCTTGTTATAGTCGCTGTCTGTCAGAAGCACGTGCGCGTATTCGCCATATTTATGGCGAACCGGTTTATTTGTTTTATCACCTTTAGGTGATACAGTATCAGTTACAGTATCAGTTACAGTATCAGTTACAGTATCAGTTACAGTTACAGTTACACCGCTTGTTTTCAGTTCTGATTTCAATACTGATTTCAGTTCTGACTGCTCCTTTTTCTGTTCTGATTTCAGTTCTGATTTCAGTTCTGGTTGTTCTGATTTCAGTTCTGATTTCAGTTTTTGCGGTTCTTTATTCGTTTTTAACTTATTTTCATGACTAAGCCTTGCCGCTTCTATACGTTTCTTTTTGGCTTCATATTTCTCGATGTCCAGATCTATCAGCGATTGGAGTTTACCAAAGGCGTATTCCACGTCTGAATTTTCAAATGTGGGATAGATACCATCAAACGCATATTTTGTAATGGCTTTTATAAACTGTCCGGCGGTTTCATCGGACATAAGCCCAATCATGGCTCCCCAACTCTCATATATGACACAAGATCTTTTACTCATGACCTCCCCTCCATGCCTTATACATTTCTATGAACGTATCAAGCTGTACGCACACAAGCCACTCTCCCCTGTCGCGTCTGAAGAATACCGCAGGCTTTCCATCCTGTCTCTTTTCTGCCTCTTCCTTTGCCTGTTCCATGGCTTTATGTATATTCAGCTTTTCCACCCGTTTTACTTCCGGGTGGATGCCGTCAAGACCTACAATGTCAGATTGATGATGGAATACATAGCCGCGATGGACATTAAAGCCTTTATCGTTAAGGATGGCGGCAAGCTCTCGCTCCGACCTTGCCCCCTTATTCCTTGAAGCTCTGCCACGCCTCGCATTGTCAGATTCTTTGATCATGCAAACGGCACCTCTTCCTCTACCATCATCCAGCTATCTTCCTGCTTCTCTTCTTTTGTCTCTTCGTTCGCCTTTTTTGATTCGGCAAATTCGATATGGTTTGCTATTATCTTTGTGGCATATTTTGTCACGCCGTCTTTTTCATATTTGTCTATCTGTATTTCACCTTCGACAACTATCTTTGTGCCTTTTCGGAGATATTTCTCCGCAAACTCTGCATTTTTGTTGAACGTTACGCAATTGAAAAAATCTGCATTGGGTTTCCCGTCCTTTTTAAGCCTCCGATCTACCGCAATGCTAAAAGATCCGATCGTAACATCTCCGCCCTGTGAAATTCTTATTTCAGGGTCTTTTGTAAGCCTCCCCATCAGTATAACCAGATTCATATCACACCTCCTCAAATACTATGGTCTTTTTATGTACTATCGCTAATGCGAACTCGCTTCGCGCACCGTTTGAACGTTCCCAGCCATTAAGCATATAAACCACGTCGCAGCTCTTGAGCATTACGTGAGACATTTCCATGTACGTATCATACTTTGTGCCGTCCGGCATCTGCGCATTTACCTTCGCCGGATTGACGGGAACATAGCCCGAATTTTTGATCATTTCCTCTGCTTTGGAAAACCTCTCCATATAGTCTTTTGTGCCTGTTATTGCACCGCTAATGTATACCCTCATAAAACTCCTTTCTTACGTTGATTACATTTAATTTTTTTCGGATCTTATCTCGTGGGATATATTTATCACACTTAAATACCTGGCAGATAAACGGTCTTACCTCGTATATCACGCACTGTTTATCTTTCAGAAAAGGGCAAGTTGCATCATAATATTCATTTATGGGGAGTATGTGAATATTTTCCTTTATCTTGCGCTTTTTAATATACCGCTTAATGACCTTTATTTCCTTGTCTGACATGGGTAGAAAATTCGTGCAACAATTACCACATTTCACACACTCCCCGTTGTCCGTAAAGTCGTACACTCCGTTATGATAATCATTTATCATCTGTTCTAAGCTGCTTATCATAGTCTTCTTCCCATTTTTTTCGATTTTATTCAGTCTCATTTTTCTTTACCAAATCCATAATATTCATCTGTCCGAGCAACTGATCTTTTTCATCTATAAAATCAGGGTTTAGCATCTCTTCTTTTGCCCTTCTGTAAAACTCTTTGTTTATCTCAAACCCATAGAAATTACGCTTAAGTTCCATGCAGGCTCTGCCCGTTGAACCGCTCCCAAAACAAGGATCAATTACCACATCTCCCTCGTCTGTAAATATTTCAATCAGGCGTTTTAAAAGTGCTACGGGCTTTTGTGCCGGATGTATTTTAGGAATATTTTTATCACTCTCCCACGCAAACCAATTAAAGACCATTTTCCCGTTATTTCGAAATTTCGGAAGGTAAGAACGATAGAATAAAAGGGCGTATTCTGTAGCACCTACCACTCGCATATTTGCCTTTAATACTTGCGGCGAATAGTTCTTGATAAAAACAAGCGGAATGTTATGAACAAATCCGTGCTTTTCTGCCGCTTTTATCAGCGTGGGTATCTGCTCAAACGAGCAAAAAACAATCATGCAAGGTGCCTCTGATGCCTTTCCCCTTTCGCCCCCCCGTTTTGGTTCTTTCCGCATTAACTGAGAGCAAAAATGAAAGTATTCATATAGATTAAAATTAAAATCCGATGCAAAAGCGGCTTTGCCTGCCAATTTACTTTCTCCGTTCTTGTTATCCCCTCCGACATACCACATGGGATTTGATCCATAGAAGTTATTCCCTACGTTGTACGGCACATCAGCTATAATAAGTTGCGCTTTCTGGATAGGTTTGTTTTTCCAATTTTGCATTGAATCATTATAGATTTCACACTTCATCTTCTTCCTCCTTTTCGCCCCATTCAACCACTTCTCCATCTCGCATTGTGTACCATGTATCAGCCTTATATTTTTCGCCGTCAATTTCTATCATTTTTGCACCGTTTAATGTCCATTCGTCTTCATCCCAGTATTTGCTTTCGTTTCCTGTCCAATCTGCTAATACTATTCTTGCCCCTTTTACGCCTTTTGCCCGTCCTTTATAGCCCCATGCTACAGCTATTGCACACGGATCGTTAGCCTCTGAGGAACATTTGTATCCCGTGGCTGATGATGCTCCACAGCTTCCCGTGGCTGATGATGCTCCATAGTCTCCCGTGGCTGACGATGCTCCTTTGTATCCCGTGGCTGATGATGCTCCATAGTTTCCCGTGGCTGATGAT